CACATTTGGCATTGGCCACCTGGTAGTTGAGGGAGACCAAGAACATGGTCAACCTGTAGGAACACCGGTAACGGAGGAAAGAGTAAATTCAGTATTTGATTCAGATGTAGAATTATATGTCAAAGAGGCGAAGAAAGTATTTCCAAACCTTGATGACTTACCAGAAGAAGCACAGCAGGTAATTGTGAATATGTGCTTTAATATGGGAGCCCCACGATTAGGCAAATTCAAAAAATTTATTGGTGGTGTAAATTCAGGTGACTGGAATACAGCAGCTATAGAAATGATGGATAGCCGTTGGGCAAAACAAGTTGGTGTAAGAGCTAATAGATTAAGAGACAGAATCAAAGCACTTGCGTGAGTTTTTAATCATCTTAATGATGAAAAATGCAAAAAGCAGCGTGATGAACTTAATAATTCATATATGCTCTATCATACACCATAGATAGATTGAAAAAAGCTTGACTTGAACTGAATATTATGGTATAATAGACACATGAAAAATACAATATTAAAATATATACTAGGTATTGGTGCTATAGGAACATTTATAGTATCATTATCACTAATACTAAATTACATACAAGGAACAATATAATGGCTAGAAAATTTAACTTCGTTGAACTTGATAAAACAAAACTTCCAAATACAAAAGGTAAAAATCAACACGGTTTCCGTTTCTATGATATAGACGGCGAAGCATATCCTTCGGTAACTTCTGTTCTAGGAGTTAAGAAGAAACAACAATTACAAGGTTGGCGAGACTCAATTGGTGAAGATGTTGCTAATTGGGAAATGAGAAGAGCTGCCAATCGTGGCAAGAAGACTCATAATCTAGTAGAACAATATTTAAAAGGTGAAACACCAAGCGAAAGAGCTGTGTTGCCTTTAGGTATGTTTAGATTGATGAAACCTTATATTGACCAAATTGACAATATTCACATGCTTGAGACAATTATGTACAGCAAACAACTAACACTTGCTGGACAATGCGATTGTATCGGCGAATACAATGGTAAGTTATCAGTTATTGATTTCAAAACTGCTAACAAAGAACGACAAGAGAGTTGGGTCGAGTCCTACTTTCTACAAACAACCGCTTATGCGATAATGTATGAAGAACTGTACGGCAAATCAATTGACCAAATTGTAATTTTAATTGCAGGTGAAGACGGCGCAATGCAGTCATTCGTTAAAGACAAAGCAGAATATATAGAACCACTTAAAGAAAATATAGCCGGTTTCTATAAATACTTTAATGAACAAGTTAAAAATAAAGTTAGTAGCAATTAGTTTATTAGTTATTTCCACAATAGCGGTAGCAGAAGACACACAAACAGATATTTCCAAATTTGGTTTAAATTGGAATACAATACCTGTCTTATGTGGTAATGCCGAACAATTAGACAGATACTTAAAAGAGTACAATTTTGAATTAGAAAATGCAAGTGTTGGTCGAGAGAATGCTAGAGAAGATGGTAAACCTGTGTATGGTATAATGTATTACATAAATAAGGATAGAACACAAACTATACCAATGGTGTTCGTACCAGGACAACCAGACGCTTGTTTTATGTACAGAAGTTTTGACCTGAAGGAAGATTTAAAGAATTAGTCGTTGACGACAATTATGGTAGACATACTGGACGAGGGTGCAACTCCCTCCACCTCCACCATAAACACATTGATTTCAAGTGTGCTTATGGGGGGTGTGGTAGGTTCGACAGGTGTTGAGAAAATTGTAAGAGATTAATAGGTGGCAACCTTAAATGCTAATTAAACGCAAACGATAATAACTTTGCATTAGCAGCTTAGGCTGTTTAGGGTTTGCCGGTACCTCGTAACAGAAACCGGCACTTTACAGGAGAGTAAAATGTTATCTACAATAAGTTTAAAGGCCTTTTTCATATACGCCATAGTTACCTTTCCCAATGGGGAAGATAATTTAAGATGGCACCAAAACTATTCGTTTAAGGATTACGATACATGTATGACATTTGTTTCTCAAAATGTAGAAGAATTAGCAGGTGGTTTGAAACAACTTATTATTATGGAAATAGGACCAGATAAGGTTCATTTAACAAGTTTAAAAGAAATTGGTTGCTCAATGGCACCACCAAAAGAAGAAAATAAAGCACAAGAAATTAAGGTATAAAATTGAATATTATATTATTGGGTAGTGAAGGCCATGTTGGTAAAGCCTTACATGAAATTCTAAAAGAACACCACAAAATAATCAAAGTAGATAAAGAACTAAACCATTATTGTGATAGTATCAAAGTAGATGGTATTATTGTTGCATTGCCAACACCAACAATCAATGGTAAATGTGATGTTACCATTATAGACGAAGTATTACAAAATTTTGATTTCTTGGATGTGCCGATATTAATAAAATCCACAATAGATTTGGTCGGTTTTGGTAAATTAAATACCGAAGTTAGAGACTTATCCTATTCTCCTGAATTCTTACGAGAGAAAACAGCAGTAGAAGATATGAAGAAACAAAACCATATGATGTGCTGTGGTAATGTAGATTTTTGGTTTGAAGTATTTTACCATAACTATAATAGATTTTCTGCTCACAAATTAGAGACATTAATACTGACCAAATATATTAAAAACTCTTATTTGGCAACCAAAGTTGTATTCTTTAATGAGTTGTATCAGTTATGTAAAAAGGCAGACATAGATTACGATATAATAAGATTATTGGTACAAGAAGATGAAAGAATAGGTACAAGTCATATGAATGTGCCTGGTGAACATGGTCTAGGTTATGGTGGCTCTTGTTTTCCAAAAGATGTAGAGGCATTTATTTCAATGGCCAGAAATATGGGTAGTGAATTAAATATTTTAGAAACTGCTGAAAAGGTGAACAAAGAGCTTGCCAAACAGCACATAATATAGTATTATAGTAATATGAATAGCAAAGAATTTAGTTTATTAATCGAAGCACAAAGAAAAGAAATGCCAGATATGTCCTATATGGAATGTATATTGCATTATTGTGAACAAAATAACATTGAACCAGAAACAGTTGGTAAACTGATTTCTAAAGCACTTAAAGAAAAGATATCTATTGAGTGTCAAAAACTTAACTTATTGGAGAAGACAGCCGTATTACCTCTATGAATTATGATGGATTTGCAGTATTTAAAATATATCTTGGTCTCAAACTTCACTTTACCACACCAAGTTACGATTGGTTTAAGTATGATGGCAAGGTCAATTGTAAACTGGAGACCTTTACAAAAAGAAATGATAGGTATTTCTTTCATAAGATTAGTCAAAAATATAATAGAGAAGAAGTTATCAACTATTTCGTTGCAAACTTTATCAACGATAAGGAAAAGTGGATAGGTGACCTTTCAAGAAAAGACGGACACGACCAATACATGGCATGGCGAAAAAGGAATGAATCTTTTTCGTACATGTTTCGAAACGATTGTAATGTGGTTGCTAATGTTCTTAATGACGACAGGATTTCTTTTGATGATGTTCTTGGCGTGGTTAGTGGACAACATCCTAGAATGCTACGCCTACTTATGGCACAAAAAATTAGTATCGAAACCGCCATATGTTTCGACCACTATTTGCAGATATTTAAGAATTGGGACAAGGAAATTGAAGAGAAGTATATTTGGCCTATTTGGTCAAAAAGAATGAAAAAGTATAAACCATTTGTGAAGTATAATCAAACAGAATGTAAACTAATTATGAAAGAAGTTTTTATAAATGACAGGTAAAGAAATAAAAGATAAATTTGGTAATACATTTACACCAGGCAAATTGAGTGATAAAATTAAGGCCTTAAATTCAACAAGAGTATTTAAAAAAGTAACACCAAAAGGTGACCTATCATGGTACCTTAAATGGGCAAGTAGTGTATTCATTATCATTGCTATGGCATCAACAAGTGCTAATTTATATCCTATTAATATTGTATTTCATTTAATAGGTGTAGCAGGTTGGTTAATTGTTGGTATGATGTGGCATGATAGAGCATTAATATTTTTAAATGGCGTTGCAATATTTGTATTCGCTAGTGGATTATTAAATCACTATTATGGCTAATGTATTCTGTATAGGAAATGGAACAAGTAGAAAAGGCTTTGATTTAGAAACATTAAAGCCCTTTGGTAAGACATACGCCTGTAATGCGATATACAAAGACTTTATTCCTGATGTTTTGATTACTGTTGACCAGGGGATAATGCACGAAGTATACCATTCAGGCTATGCACAAAGGCATGAAATGTGGTGTAGAGGTTGGACTAAAGTGCCTGCTGGTACATATAAGTTAATGTTAAATTCTGGACTTCCACAGGAAGAGGTTGACAAATTATTGGAAGATGATATACTACAAACAAATGAAAAAGGCAATGCTGAATATTTTGTTATGCACGGTTCTAACTTACAAGGCATGGCCACAATTATAAAACAGAATAAAAAAAGAGACAAAGAATGGGTCAACAAGAGTAAGGTGTATGTAAGTTGGATTAATACACCAGAATACTCAAACAGTTTAGATGATATCATGGAAGAGAAACCAGGTATTATGAAAGATTTAGGTTGGTCAGCAGGACCAACATCTGGTTATGTTGCATGTAAACAGAATAGACCTGAAAAGGCATTTTTGATAGGACATGACCTTTATAGTGATACAGCAAAGGTAAACAACTTATATGCTGGTAGAAAACACTATGTTACCAAAGAACATGGACCAACTCCATGTGAGAACTGGATTAGACAATGGAAAGCACTATTTGAGGCGTTTCCTGATACTACATTTTATAAGGTAAATAGTGTGGTTTATGGCAAAGATAGACATAAAGAACCAACAAACAAGACTGATTTACCAATTGAAGAATGGAAGGATATAAAGAATTTATTATACATTGATTACCCGGAAATGGTTGCCATTTTCGACAAATAGTGTA